GCAGGTAAGCACACATGGGAACCAATTACACTTACACTACGCGAAGATGCAAACAACAACGTACAAAAAGTTGTTGGTCAGCAGCTACAAAAGCAGTTCGATTTCTTCGAGCAGTCAAGTGCAGTATCAAGTGGCTCATACAAATTCCAAACTAGCATCGAAATACTAGACGGTGGAAATGGTGCAAACGGCGCAACAGTTATTGATCGCTTTAGATTAGTAGGTTGCTACATTGAATCAGCTAACTACAACTCACTAGCATATGCTACTAACGAAGCAGTAACAACTACACTAAGTATTAGTTACGATAACGCTATCCAGTTTGGTGCAGACGAATCATTCGAAGGTATCGGCGAAGCAACTGCAAGAGCAATTGCAGCGTCAACAGGCGGAACAACTGTTACTGGCTAATACGCTTAGTTAAGGTTGGTGTTTTATATAGAAAGCGGAGATTGACAATCTTCGCTTTTCTTTATATACGCAGATAATTCGTAAGGATAAATATTAGTATGAGTTTAAAAGATGCATTCCTATTCAACCTTCAATCTGAGACACATTTGCGTGACGCTCGTCACGCCCATCAAATCTACACTCAAAACAACTTTGCGTTCTCTCCTAAAACAAAATACATGTATCATGTTAGGTTTGATCCTAACGATGAAATAGGTAATAGTGCAACTTCAAACGTATTTAGATTTCAAAAAGAACTAGGTGTACTTGTTAAAAGTGCAGACTTGCCTAGTTTTAGAGCAAGTGTAGAAAACAAACAACAATACAATCGTAAAAAGAATGTGCAAACTAGAGTAGACTACCAAGATTGTAGAATTACGTTTCACGATGATAATACTGGTGTAACTAGAGCATTACTAGAAGAATACTACAGATATTATTTTGTTGATGCTAATAAAGTTACAAACGGAGTTGACGGTGCATATGGACCTAGAGACAAGTATTTTGCTAGAGTGCCCAGTTACGGTCTAGATAATAGCAAAAGAAATCCATTTTTTAAAAGCATTACAATTTATCAATTGTCACGCAGAAATTGGGTAGCATATACTTTAGTTAATCCTTTGTTAACAGCATGGGATCATGGCGATGTTAATAGTAATGGCAGTGAGTTCAATGAAAACACAATGAGTGTTGCATACGAAGCAGTACAATATACTAGCGGCACTGTTGCTGGAGACACTCCAGCAGGATTTGCAGATCAAAGTGTAGGTTATGATGTAACACCTAGCCCACTAGGTTATCTCGATGATGCTATGATCCCAGGCGGCGGCGAAAAAGGATTACTGCCTGCATTAATTGGGTTAGGTACTTCGGCGTTATTAAATAAAGCATTTGGTAATAGTAACAGTCCGAGCAAAAATATTTTAAAGCAAGTTGCAACAGGTGTTATCGGTGGAGTGGTAACTAATATACTATCACAAAATAAACTGCCGGTGCCTGATCCACAGAATCAACAAACACCTATAACTACAACATCTAATAATTCAAAAACATTATCTAGCAGTCAAATCGCCGGGTTGTTACTATCGCCTGCTATCAAGAATCAAGTAAATCCTGCATTAATTAACAGTGGAGCAATACCAAACGTAAGTGTTAATGACTATAATAATGCCTCTGCTTCGCAAAAGGCAGCATATGATTCGCAAATATCGAATAAAATTGCAGCTGGCGATCAAAAATTAGCACAGGTTGCTTCAAATGCACTTAATAGTTTAGGATATTAAATTATGGAAAATAAAGATATTACTACAGAATTTTTTAACAATTTTTATAATCTAGAAATTAGTTATAATCCGAGCGAAGTAGACGCAGTTATAGGGTACTTCCTAAAAAGAGGTTTTGGAAAAGTTAGTGCTATTAATACAGCTAGTGTGTTATTACAACAAGCGAAAATTGATGATCTAAACGTGCAAGAATTAATTGATACTCTTAAAGGTGTAACTGATGTACAATTAAGTTTAATTGTTGCTCAAATTCTTAATTTTAATAGAGAAAAAACTAGTGTACTAGGTTTTAGAGATGACATAGAAATGTCTAATTTATTTGATCAAAGAAATGTTGTAATATGATATGTCACGTTTTGCACAAGGTAAATTCAATCTAAAAAATCCACAAAAATATATAGGTACTAAAACTCCTACGTATCGCTCAGGCTGGGAATTTACTTTTATGAAGTTCTGCGACGAACATCCTGCAATAGAACAATGGGCAAGTGAAGCAGTACGTATACCTTACCGGAATCCCTTAACAGGCAAACAAACTGTATATGTACCCGACTTCTTTATTTCGTATGCAGATAAAAGTACTAAAAAGCGTGTAGAACTAATCGAAGTTAAACCTGCAAATCAAGCTCATCGAGAACGACTAGGTAATAGTAAGCACAATCAAGCACATTGGGTTGTTAATCAAGCTAAATGGGAAGCTGCAAGAGCATGGTGTAAACAAAAAGGCATAACATTCCGTATTGTTACTGAAGATGATATTTTCCACACAGGTAGAAGAAGATAAATAATAGTAGCATATAATGGAATGGAACCATGACAAAAAAATTAGAAGACTTATTAAACTTACCTGATTCGAAAGAAATTATAAAAGAGGCAGAAGTTCAAGAAGTGGAACAAGCAAAATACGAAATGGCCAATGTAGTTGAAACATTCCGTGACATAGAAGAGTTTGATAAAATTGCTAGTGCATTACCTGCCATAAAAGGCTTGGGCAAAATGGCGGACGACGAGCTTAATGAAATTGCTGATAAAGCAATGCAAGCATACGATGATCTAATGGATTTAGGTATGAATGTAGAAAGTCGATATAGTGGCAGAGTATTTGAAACTGCTGGCGGATTACTTAAAACTAGTTTAGATGCTAAAGTAGCTAAACTTAATAATAAATTAAAGGTAGTTGAGTTACAACTTAAAAAACAAAAGCAGGACAACGATAGTGCTGGACCAGGAGACGGTGATATAGTTAATGGTGCAGGCTACGTTGTTACTGATAGAAACAGTCTACTAGAGAAGCTCAAAGGCTTAGATAAAGATAAATAATACATATAGAACAGGGATCATTGCGCAATGAGATCATTTACAGAAATACTTACAGAGTCTAAAAAGACTTACGAATTTAAAATAGGCATTGCCGGGCCCTTGCCAGAAGGGTTTGCAGATAGTATGGAAACATCACTTAAAAAGTTTAATGTTTCTAACATGACATCAGGCAAGAAAACGCCTATTCAAGAACGTCCGCTAGACTTTCCGCAGTTACAAAATATGGAAGTAACATACTTTGAAGTTGCTGTTGAATATCCGACAACTAGTCAAGTACTACAAGAATATGTAGGCAAGTGCTGTGGTGTTGATCAGGCATATATTATTGTGCGCAACGCAAATGATCCAAGAGAAGAATATCAAGAAACTAAAGACGATGCTCCGTATGAAGCTATGTTGACCAAAGAAGACATGGGCGGAGAAACTGCACAAGAAGATGTAGCAGGCAATCGTGTAATGAGCTTATTAAAAGAATTAGAAACTGCTCGCAAGGAAAATGAACACAGTGGTGCAGAAGGTGCTCCAGTTGGAGAATCATCTGATATTGGTGATGCAGAAAATACTAAAGCAGTTGTAGGAGGCTGAAATTATGGATATGAAAAAATTAATCGAATCAATGGATCACATTGAAGAATGTGGAATGACAGAGATGCCTGCTATGCCTGCATCGTTACCTGCGCCAGAGCAGCACGAAGGTAATCCAGTAACAGTAAATGTTAACATGAATGCAAGTGGTAAAGAACATGTTGCTGATTTATTAGACATGATGAAAAACGCAGGACTAGGCGGCGCAGAGCCAGTAAGTGCTAAAACACTTTCACCACGTATGGACATGGAACGGTTATCAGCAATGATGGACGAGCCAGGCTTTGACGATAAAGAAATGCCACTTCCTAGTGACGCTGAAGCAGATATGGAAGAAGTAGAAGACGAAATTGAAGTTGAAGGCGACTATGCTAATGAGCCAGATCCAGAATATGGCGACATGAGTGACGCTATTCCAGACGGCAACGACTTAAACCGCAAGAAGAAAGCATATGCTGCTACACAAGATGGCGACAATCCAATGGCTGTTGAAAATATCAAAGCAGCATTGTATGCAGCATTAACTGAAAAGAAAAAGACTATGGTCAAAGGCCCAGATGGAAAAATGGTGCCAGACTATGCAGCAGACGGCAAAGGCAAAGACGATCTTAGCAAAGGTAAAAAAGATACCAAAACTACTGAAGGTCGTGGCAAAGTAATGGCTGGACGTGGACGTGGCAAAGACAAGCTAATGGCTGGCAGAGGCCGCGGCAAGAAAAAGTAATCTACGATAGGGTTACGCCAAATAGGACCTTCGGGTCCTATTTTCTTGAGTAAATAGCTGTATGACACAACACGATATTGATTGGTCCGCATATTTTGATAGTATAAAACCTGTTTGTCCATGGAGTGCAGCAGCATGGAAAAAGAGTGAAATTAAAATTACTCAATGGACAGGCGAATGGGAACACTTAGGCAACAATCAAGCTATTGTGTATATTGTTCCTAACTACAATCGTAGACGTTTAAAGAAACTGTGCAGCAAATTAGATGTTAGTTTAGAATACGAGTGGCTGTGGAGCGAACCAAGGTACGGCGAGTATGCTGCTCCTACACACATCTTAATTCAACAAGACAGACGCAAACTGTTTGACCTCAGGTTCGATACAGGTTATTACGACGATATAATAGGTTAAATACAATATGGCAGCATCATTAGACGGCGTCTTAATTAAGAAGGCCAATAAACAAGAAACATATACAAACGAACAAGTTGAAGACTTGATGAAATGCATGGATCCTGACGAAGGGTACTTGTACTTTGCTCGCAAGTTTGCTTTTATTCAACACCCTGTTAAAGGCAAGTTGTTGTTTGATCCATTTGAGTATCAGTTAAGGCTGATGCACAGTTATCACAACTATCGCTTTAATATTAATATGATGCCTAGACAAACAGGCAAGACCACATGTGCTAGTATCTACTTGGCATGGTATGCAATGTTTAATCCAGATCAAACTATTCTTGTTGCAGCACACAAATACACAGGTGCGCAAGAGATTATGTCACGCATCCGATTTGTATACGAAACTTGCCCAGACCATATTAGAGCAGGTGTTACAAGCTACAACAAACAATCAATCGAATTTGAAAACGGTTCACGTATTGTAGCACAGACTACAACAGGCAACACAGGACGTGGTATGTCGATCTCGCTACTATACTGTGACGAGTTTGCATTTGTGCAACCAAACATTGCGGAAGAGTTTTGGACATCAATATCACCTACACTAGCAACAGGTGGTCGTGCTATTATTACTAGCACACCTAACAGTGATGAAGATACTTTTGCAACTATTTGGAAACAAGCAGAAGATAAGTTTGACGCACACGGCAACGAACAAGAGCTAGGCACAAACGGCTTTCACAGTTTTGTTGCACAATGGGACGAACATCCAGATCGTGACGACAAATGGAAAGAAGAAGAAATTGGACGCATTGGCGAAGAAAAATTCCGTCGTGAATACGGCTGTGAATTCCTAGTATTTGACGAAACACTGATTAACAGTTTAAAACTTGCTGTGATGGAAGGTGCTTCGCCTATACTTAATATGGGTCAAACACGTTGGTATAAAAAGCCAAGTCCGCAATACACATATGC